AAAAGCGCATTGCAGAAGAGGCGGCTGCTTTGGAAGCCAAAGAAATGGAATCTTTGAAAAAACGTGATCCTAAGGCTTATGCAACAAAACGCAAAGAGCCTTGGGTAAATGTTTTGGATGTTAAAGTTAACCAAGATAATGTGCGCAATGGGTTTTTCGAACTTGATTGGAACGAGTACTTTATCCAACAATTAGTAAGTGAAGGATATGGCACTAAAGACGATCCAGAAGAAGAAGTTGTAGATCGATGGTTCCGTGATATTGTTTTTAACATGCTGTCTGAAGATGGACTTGACATAAACAGAAATGCCGGTTATATTAATGTAGTACCAATAGCAAAAGGCAAAAGTGAAGTTTCATGAGAGACGATTTAATGGTTCAACAGCAAGTTGACAATGTATGGCAACATATGGTAGGTGTTATTTGCTTGAATTGCACAGGTAGAAAACAAGTAAAACGTGTGCTACCTGTGTTATTTACTGTTGCACCTACACCTGTGCATTTTCTAAACACACCAGAAAAAACTGTAAAAAACATAATCGAAAGTCTTGGAATGGTTAATATTAGATATAACCGTTTGAAACGTATGACTAAAGATTTCTTGACATGGGACGGAGATGATGCTACAGTGTTACACGGAATAGGCAAGTATGGTAATGATAGCTATCGCTTGTTTTACAAACACGAGGTACCTGACAATGTTGGTGACCATGAACTGAAACGATATATAGAAGAAGAGTTTTATGACTTACATCCTAATTGATACTGCTAACACATTTTTCCGTGCTCGACACGTTGTACGTGGCGACATTGATACTAAGGTTGGCATGGCAATGCATATCACATTAAACAGCATTAAGAAAGCGTGGCAGGACTTCAACGGTTCGCACGTTGTTTTCTGTTTAGAAGGACGCAGTTGGCGTAAAGATTTTTACGAGCCATACAAGCGTAATCGCAAAGAACATCGCGATGCAATGAGTCCACGTGAAGCAGAAGAAGATAAAGTATTTTGGGAAATCTTTGACGAGTTCAAAGACTTTGTTGGCACTAAGACTAACTGCACTGTACTACAGAATCCTGTGTTAGAGGCAGATGATCTTATTGCAGGTTGGATACAAAATCATCCCAATGACGATCATGTTATTATTAGTACAGACGGCGACTTTGCACAGCTCATTGCACCTAATGTACGTCAATACAACGGTGTAAGCAATACTACTATTACAGTAGATGGATACTTTGACGATAAAGGTGCACCTGTTGTAGATAAGAAAACAAAAGAGGCTAAGACTGCACCAGATCCTGCGTTTATGTTGTTTGAGAAATGTATGCGTGGTGACACTAGCGATAATGTGTTTAGTGCTTATCCTGGTGTGCGTAAAAAAGGTACTAAGAACAAAGTAGGTCTTATTGAAGCATTTGAAGATAAAGCAACTAAAGGCTTTAACTGGAATAATATGATGTTACAACGTTGGACAGATCACGAAGGTGTAGAACATCGTGTGCTAGATGATTACACACGCAATGTAACATTGTGCGATCTTACAGCGCAGCCGGAGTGGGTTAGACAAGAAATAAATAATACTATTCAAACAGTTGAAAGTAAAAACATTTCACAAGTAGGTATGAGACTTATGAAGTTTTGTGCTCGTTGGGACTTACAACGCATAGCAGACAATGCAGCACAATATGCAGAACCATTACAAGCGAGGTATAATGTATGACAGTTACAGCTAAACCTGTACTAAAAAACAAATTTTGGATAGTTGAACAAGAAGGTGTACGTGTTGGTACACTTAGCAAAAATGAAGAAGGATTTATTCTTGCTGGCAAAAGCAGTGTAGAGATGTTCAAATCAGAAACTGCGTTAAAGAAAAAGTTTGGTAAAAACTTTTTAGTTGCTAAAATTGCAAACGAAGAAGGATCAAAAAAAGAAGTTCATGGATATCCAACACGCACCAAACCTTACAACAGCATGTTTGATATTCAACGTAAACTGCCATTGTTTACCAAAAGTGAAAAATCAAAAAGCGTATATTGTGCAGGATATTATCTTGTAAAATTTAATGTAAACTGGCTTAAAAGTTATTGTCCAAAGCTAATTACTATTGAACGAAACGAATATATGGGTCCATTTAAGACAGAATTTGAAATGAAAGCAGCACTGAGTAATGCCAATCGAACCTCTTAATACAAGCTCTATACAACAGTTTTTGCAGCAAGTACAAAGTGCAGAAGCTGGCAGAGCTAAAGAAATTAGAATGGACATTAATACTGCAAAGAGTCTAGCAAGTACGCTAGGCCTTGTTATGACACGTATGCATGGAGATTTAGAAAAATTTGTTGCTGATCAGGTAAAACAAATGCAACAAGAACAAGTTATAGAAATTTCTATGGATAGCGGTGAATGGAAATAAACTACCAGTTAACTCTTAAATGATAAATATATACGCACATAATAGGAGTTAATATGAGTAGGCCTAAACCAAACATTTTGTTAGAATATACAAATGGCACTACCTACAAGTGCGAGCAGGTACTAGATGCTGAAGCTATCTGGGCTGTATTTTACAAAAACAAACCTTTTAATCTTAAAAGTTCAAATGCGCTAACAAGTTATCCTGGTCCTAAATACAAAAAAACAAGTTTTAGTAATCCAGGACACGCATTTAATTTGGCAAAAAAATTAAACCAAATGTTCAAAACAGAAGATTTTACAGTAGTAAAGTTAACTGAAGGTGAAACATTAACAAACAACAATGGTTAATAAAGTTACATACACCAAATTATTTCTTAAAGAACAAGGCAAAAGTTACAACGATGTAAGCGTCAAAGAATTTATGCCTATTTGGTGGTATAATACTCGTGACAAGAGCGAAGGAGGTTTACGTCTTACCGAAGAAGGGTTTGATGTTGTAAACGAGATAGGTATACAAACATATGATATTCCATATCCTAGAGATATGCCTATTACTACACAGATTCTTATATTTCTTGATAAGTTTATAGATTGTCCATATTACTTAACAAATAGAAGCATAACGGTTACAAACGAAAAGAAAGCAGTTGAACTAGGACTGTTTAGTGGCGACCTGCGCAAATATGGACTAACAAAAGCCATGAATCGTGCAAAAAAAGGTTGACCTTTGTGTTTTATATGCTATATTAAGATATAGGCACTGATAAACATAGAAGGAATACAAACATGGAAGTAGTAACTCGTACTGTTACACCGAACAAAGCAAAAAATGCACTTAGCATTGCTATGAAAAAGAAACGTCCGATTTTTCTTTGGGGTCCCCCCGGTATTGGTAAATCAGACGTTGTAAAGCAAATTACAGACAGTCTGTCTAATTCGCATCTTATTGACATCCGTTTGTCGTTGTGGGAACCCACTGATATCAAAGGTATTCCATATTTTGATGCTAACCAGGGTAAAATGGTGTGGGGCGCACCATCTGAACTTCCTGATGAAGAATTTGCAAAAGCATTTGATAATATTGTCTTATTCCTAGACGAGATGAATTCGGCAGCGCCTGCTGTACAAGCGGCAGCATACCAATTGATTCTTAATCGTCGAGTAGGACAATACAAATTGCCCGACAATGTAATTATTGTTGCGGCAGGTAACCGCGAAGCAGACAAGGGTGTTACTTACCGTATGCCTGCGCCACTTGCCAATCGCTTTATCCATTTGGAAATGGCTGTCAACTTTGATGATTGGTTCCAGTGGGCGGTTAACAACAAAATCCATAAAGATGTAGTAGGTTACCTTAACTTTGCTAAAAAAGATCTTTATGATTTTGATCCAAAATCTCCGAGCCGTTCGTTTGCAACGCCACGTTCGTGGGCATTTGTAAGTGAATTGCTTGAAGAAGATACCGACGAAAATACTACAACCGATTTGGTTGCAGGTGCTGTCGGAGAAGGCCTTGCTGTAAAGTTTATGGCACATCGCAAAGTAGCTGCAAACATGCCTAACCCAACTGACATTTTAGCGGGTAAGGTTAAAGAGATGAGTACTAAAGAGATCAGTGCCATGTATTCCTTAACAGTATCTCTCTGCTATGAGCTAAAAGAAGCAAGTGATGCAAATGACAAAAAGTTTGATACAAAAGTAAACAACTTCTTGCGCTTTGCAATGGATAACTTTGACACCGAATTGGTTGTTATGGGTATCAAACTTGCTCTTACACAATACAGTCTTCCAATCGATCCGGATGAAGTAGCGTGTTTTGACGAGTTCCATGATCGCTACGGTAAGTACATCAAAGCAGCACAGTCGGTATAAAAAGGTGAGAAATGGGCGACTCAAAGTTGCCCATTTTTTCTCTTTATGGTTGACATACGATGTAAATAATGTTATAACAATAATAGGCACTGAACAAAGAGGAATATCATGTTAGACTTTAGCTATAACGTTGCAATGCAAATGTCAGCAAAACAGCAACAAACTAAACTGAAACATTGGGAACCTGATCCAGATGTTACTGACGAAGCACTTGAGGCTATGCGTGTAGAAGTTCTAGATAGAATTATTGTTGCTCGTGTAGGTTTGCTTCTACGTCACCCATTTTTTGGTAATATGGCTACACGTCTAAAAATTCAAGCAGCAGATGAATGGTGTATGACTGCTGCTACCGATGGACGTAATCTTTATTTTAACACACAATTCTTTAATGCAATGGACAATAAAGAAATTGAGTTTGTAATTGCACATGAAATCCTACACTGTGTATTTGATCACCTAGGTCGTCGAGAAGATCGTAATCCTATGTTGTACAATATTGCTGCCGACTATATTGTTAACAATCTACTGGTAGATCAACGCATTGGCACAAAACCTAAGATTGTCGATTGCTTCCAAGATTTCAAATATCGTAGTTGGACCAGTGAAGAAGTTTACGATACACTTTACAAAGATGCAAAACAGCGTGGACAAGAACTAAAAGAACTGCTTGAGCAACTAGAGCAAGAAGGCGAAATGCTAGACGAACACCTTGACATGGAAGGTGACGGCGAAGATAATAAAGACGGAAAAGGTCGTCCTAAATACAGCAAAGCTGAACTTGATCAAATCCGTGACGAGATCAAAGAAGCTATGATTCAAAGTGCGCAAAATGCAGGTGCTGGTAATGTTCCTGGTGAGATTGAGCGCATGATTAAGGAGATGACTGAGCCTAAAATGAACTGGCGTGAAATACTACGTCAGCAAATCCAAAGCACTATCAAAAGCGATTACACTTTTAGTCGGCCTTCACGTAAAGGTTGGCATACTGGCGCTATCTTGCCAGGTATGAACTTTGCTGATACTATTGATATTTGTGTAAGTTTGGATATGAGTGGTTCAATTGGTGATGAACAGGCTGCTATTTTCCTTAGTGAAGTAAAAGGTATTATGGACGAGTTCAAAGATTACAAAGTTAAAATTTGGTGTTTTGACACTAAGGTTTATAATGAGCAAGATTACAGTGCAGACGACGGCGAGGATATCAGCGAATATGGTATTGTAGGCGGTGGCGGCACTGATTTTATGGCGAACTGGACTTACATGAAAGAACATGATATTCAGCCTAAAAAGTTTATCATGTTTACAGATGGTTATGCTTGGGATAGTTGGGGTGACCCGGATTACTGTGATACTATTTTTGTTATACACGGAAACACTGCACGTAATATCAACGGTCCGTTCGGTATCACATGCCATTATGAGGAGGCTGCGTGAAACTAAAAGAACCAAATCCATTAGAAATACTATTGCAACGTAGGGTAAATTTTTGCCCTACGCATTTTGCCACATCTAGTCTAAAAAAACGTTACAATCTCGAAAACGCAATTTGCGATTGGATACATTCTAATCTAAAAGGTAGATATTACTTTGGACAAAATGTTGAACTAAATAAATCCGAAAATTTAATCGAATCAGTTTACACTGTAGGATTTGAGAGTGGAAAAGAACTAAGTTATTTTATGTTAGCTTGTCCACATTTGAAATATAATTAAGAATTATACCATATATATTGTACAAGGAGTAAAAAGAATATGGCTGAACAAAACAAAGCAGAAGAACTTACAATTACCGATCTTGCTCTGGCTCGTGCTGTAATTGAAACTGCAACCGACCGCGGAACATTCAAAGCAAACGAGTTAGCACAAGTAGGTGCTTTATACAACAAACTGGATGCTTTTTTGAAGCAAGTTGAAGAACAAGCAAAAGCGGCTAAAGAAGGCCAAGAAGCAGCGCAAGCAGCAGCAACTACTGCACCGCCCGCTGCACCAACTACTGAAAAGGAGGCAAGTTAATGCCTAGTTATAAACACGTAGGTCGTGTAAAGAACAACAGACGTAAGGTAATTGTAGCCTACAGAGTTGTTCCTGGCGAACCAGATAACTGTTTGGTGGTTCAAACAGAAAACCTTAGTGCTGACGAACATGACACTCTTATCAAGTTAGTAGAATCTGATGCAGGTCAAAATGCAGATGAATTTGCAGATGCAATGGCACGAGCATATTTGCCAGATGGAAGAATTATGTTGGCTGCATTCCATTCTACTGGTAAACTTAACAAAGTAGCAACCAGTGCTATTGAAATGACTCCTAATAATGCAACTGTAATTGGTTTAGATGAATTAAACAAAATGATTGCAGAGCAAAAAGGTGTAACTGTTGCAGATCTAGCAGTAAAAGGTCCACAAGGAACAGTTAAACCAATTGATGGTTCAGATGACACTCCGGTTGATCCTGTTGCAACATATACCGAAACACCAGCACAAGATGGTGTTATTACTGATGACCAATTAGCAGCACAGTATCGTTCACAAGCAGATGCAATGTTCAAAGAAGCAAAGCGTCTTAGAGAGCAAGCAGAAGAACTTGTTCCTACAAAGAAAAAAGCAACAAAAAAGACTGAAGAAAGTGCCGCAACATAATACTCACTCTAATGAATATTGGGAGGAAATTTTTGATTCAATAGACATGGATTACCTCCCTCTTGAATATATAAATTTAATAATTGTCGAATTTAAGGATGGCAAAGTTTGGGAAATAGATGTAAATCAATCTCAAAAAGAACAACAAGATGTAGATAATGTACTGGATGAATTTTTTCAAGAGTACGAAGACCAAATAGTAAATGTAGATTTTAGATTAAATATTGACAAATTAAAAAATGATATATCAAAGAGAACAAAGAAATTTATGAAACTAAACAGATGATACAGGAATTAGATATTTTCGTTAACCATGAAAAACTTGTTTCATCATTTTACGATTTAGACATTGATAGTTTACTACAAACTGATCCCTTTCAAATTGCAGTGCAATGTCGAAAAGAAACTGAAAAGGCTTCCCAACTACACGAAAGTTGCGGAAGTCTTATTTTTGACTGGCAAACATATGAAAAAAATCCAGTTGGACGTATTCCTTTACGTAAAGATAAATTAAAAGAACAAGACTTTACAGAAACATGCGATTTGTTCAAAGACACATATATCAACACTGTTATAGATAGGATTAACCAAAAATACCCTATTGTGCGTGGTAGATTTATGTTAATGAAACATAAAAGTTGTCTAACAATGCATGTTGATAAAACAAAACGCATTCATATACCAATATACACAAACAACGATTGTATGATGATAATCAATGACAAAGTTTGTCGAATGCCTTTTGGTAAAACCTACTTGGTTGATACAACTATACCGCATACAGCGTTAAATGCAAGCAAAGACCCCAGAGTACACCTAGTATTTTGCCTTGCCTAAATATTTGTTTCTCCGCTAAAGTGATAAATATATATAACACTACCGTAGGAGAAATTTATAATGGCATTGCGATTAAGACGCGGAACACAAGCTGAAAGAGATGATGCAGGCTTCATTCCGGATTCTGGTGAACCAGTTTGGACAATAGATACAAAAAGACTTTATGTAGGTGATGGAACAACACCTGGTGGTAACTTAATTACAGCATCCGGTGGCGGTAGCATTACAGGTATTACCGATACAACAACAGGTCCTGTACTAGCATTATCTGATCTTGCAGCAACATTCAGTGTAGATATTGAAATGGATGCCGCAGCTGATATTACATTAAGTGCAACGTCTCAACTAAACGGGTCTGGTCAAATCAGTTTAACAGGCAATATTACAGGTAATGATTTCAGTGGTAATGCTGCTACGTTTGCCAGCGTAA